CGCAAAGCGCCAATCCCCGGGAGTGGACCGATGAGGAACTGACCTTGGACACCCAGATCCGCAAACTCAAGGAAGCCACTGCCGATTTGCGGGAGCGTGCCGAGCTTGCCAAGAGCGTCGGCGACCTTGATTCCGAGATGACTCTCCGCCGGATGTGGCTTCAGCACGCCGAAGCCCTTCGTCGTCTCGAAAAAGACGCGCCTGGGATTGCCACCGCCTCGGGAGATGTGGTGAGCAAGCGGCTTTTCCATCAAGCGCTCCTTCAATACTCCGCCGGGGTGGCCGCCGCCGTCTCGAATCTCCCCGACCGCATCCTCAGCCTCCTCCCTCAGATCGGCGAAGACATCGCCGCAAAAATCCATGCCGAGATCACCGACGTGATGCGCTCGGCCAAAGAGATCCGCCTCGACGATGCCATCGCTTGAGACCGATATCCGCGAGCAACTCGCTCGCATCTGGGACCCGGGCCGCCGTCCATCGGCCCTCGAGTGGGCACAGGACAATGTCACCCTCGACAAGCGCTTCACCCCGCGCCCTGGGAAATACGACGCCGATTATACTCCCTATCTTCGGCAGCTTCACCTTTGGTTTTCCAATCCCCGCGTCCGCCAGCTCACTTTTGTGAAGTCCGCCCAAGTCGGCGGCACCACCTGGCTGGCCAACTGCCTCATGTGGGCCATCTCCGAAGACCCCGGCCCGATCCTCTACGTCACCTCGACCAACGAGAACGCCAAGAGCTGGTCTGAGCGCGAGTTGCACCCCCGGCTGCGCGCCTGCAAAGCCATCAAGCACCTCCTTCCTGCCAACGAAGATGACTTCCGAAAAACGGAAATGCACTTTTCCACATGCACCATCAAGCTCGTCGGGGCCTGTTCTGAAGGCAACCTAGCCTCCCGCGCGATTCGTTATTTATTCGCCGATGAGGTGGACAAGTGGCCCGACGATTCCTCCCTCGAAGCCCCCGCCCTCGAGCTCGCCATCGCTCGGACGAATTTCTACCGCAAGATCGCCAAGGTCTGCCTCACCTCCACGCCCACCGTCGAGTCCGCCGCGATCTGGCAGAACTTCCTCGCCGGTAGCCAGCACCGCTACCACATCAAGTGTCCCGATTGCGGCACCGCCCAGCCCCTCCGCTTCGAGCAGCTCAAGTGGCCCGAGCATCACCGCGATCTCGCCGGTGCTTGGGATCTCGAAGGAGTCGCCGACGAGACCACCTACGCCTGCGAGGCCTGCGAATCTCACTGGCCCCAGTCCATGCAGAGCGATCTCATCCGCGCAGGCGAGTGGATAGCAGGGAATCCCAAGGCCCCCACCGATCACATCTCCGCGCACATCTCCGCCCTCTATTCCCCCCAGATGTCTTGGGGCGATTTAGCCAGGACATTCCTTCAAAAAAAAGACAGCCCCGGCGGCCTCCACGATTTTCATAACAACTTCCTCGGCATCCCGTGGGAGAACCGCGCCGCCACCGTCAAAGAGTCGTCCATCCTCGCGCTGCGGTCCACCGACTACCGCATCCGCGAGTTACCCATCGAGCCCGTCATCCTTACCCTTTGTGCCGACCCCGGCGAGCGCCAGACCCACTGGACCGTCGAGGCCCGCATCGCCACCGGCGAGAGTTGGGTCATCGACTACGGCACCGTCCTCGCCATCGAAGATCTCATCTCCCCCGACTTCCTCGCGCAGCGCTCCTACACCTTCGGCGAAAAAACATTCACCCCCCGCTTCGGCCTCATTGATTCCGGTTGGTCCGCCGAGCGCGTCTATTCCGTCTGCGCCAAGAGTGGCGGCCTATACATCCCCTCCAAAGGCTCGTCCGCCGCATTCGGCACATGGAATCAATCCACCATTAATGGCTACCCCGGCCTCCGCCTCGTCACCTACGTCGACCACACAGCCAAGATCGAGCTGTACCTCGAGCGCATTAATAAAAAAATGCCGCCCCCCTTCCATCTTCCCTCCGACGCAGGCAACGACTTCATCGTCGGACACTCCGGCCAGCAACTCCTCCAGAATAAACACTCCCGCCTCGCCCCATTCTACTGGAAGAAAGTCGCCGAAGATCACTACGGCGACTGCACCAAGCTCCACGGCGTCGCTTGGTGGGTTATCAAATAATCACATCCCGCTAGACATCGCCTTGTATTGGATCGCCAGCTCCCGCGCCACATCTTGGTTGTGACGGGAGACCATTCCCCACACTCGGAAAAAATCCACCAACCATCCGATGATAAGAAATCCTCCCGTGAACCAGAAGGCAAACTGGAATCCCACCCGCCCCAGATACAAATAATGCCATCCCAAAAACAACCAGGCCAAGTATCCCACAATCACCGATTTTTTACGCCGATAGTAATCCTTCAAAAAAGCATCTTGGAAATCTTTGGGACAATTATCGAGACTCAGTAAGATCGCATTTGAAAGGGCCATACCCTTTAGACTTACACCCCCATCGCCTTGCCGCCAGCAAAAAGGCCTTTTCCTCCGCGCCCTCCGCGCCACCGCGTGAGTCCTCCCCCTCCCCTTTGACACCCCCCGCCCCATGTGAACGACAACTCCATCGCCCGCGTGGCCTACAAAGCCCTGCTCAAAGCCCAGGGAAAAACCAAAGCCGAGTTGCTCGCCATGGCATCCGCCCTCGAGAGCGGCATCGAGGAGACCATCATCACCAACCTCAACACCGACGGCACCGGCACCTCCGCCCAGCTATCCGCCCTCACCAAGACCGACCGCCTCTCCGCCATCATGGAGGTTTACACCGAAGGCAACGGCATCCGCTCCCTATCCTCCGTCATCGATCGCTCCCTTTACGAGACCCCGCTTTGATCCCCGCTTTGACACGCCCGCCTCGGCGTGTCCGCAATCAAACCGAATTCAAATAAATCAAACCGAGGCGGTCCCCGTCCCGGAGCCGGTCGCAAACCCAAAGCCGCCGCCTTCGAGGCCGCCGAGTTCTCCCGCAATCGCGGCCTCATCGTTTTAAACACCCTCGAGCCCAAGCGCGAAGCCACCCCCGCAACCCGCCTCGAGCTTCTTAAAAAATCCCGCTGGCTTTACAATAACGTCGGCATCGCCTCCTACCTCATCGAGCATCTCGCCCAGCGCGCCGTCGGCACCGGCATCGTCCCCCAGGCCCGCACATCCGATCCCGAGTGGAACCGCCGCGCCGAGCGACTCTTCGAGGATCGCGCCTGCGCCGAGTCTTGGGCCTTCGACGCCAGCGCCCAGGTGAATTTCTACGGCGCGCAGTCTCTCATCCTTCGGCAAGTCGCCGTCGACGGCGACTTCTTCGCCCAGTTCATCCGCACCGAAGCAGGCGGCACCCGCGTCCGCTTCATCGGCGGCGAAGCCATAGGCAGCACCGCCGACTCCTCCGACCGCGCCTACGACGGCGTCCTACTCGATAAGTTCGGCGCGCCTACCAGCTACCGCGTCATCACCGACCGCGCCAATGGGAAATACCAAGACGTCCCCGCCGCCGACATGCTGCACTTCCGCCACGTCCGCCGCAGCGGCTACCCACGCGGCATCTCCTGGCTGCACAACGCCATCATAAATTGCCACGACCTCGCCGAGTATATGGCCTACGAGAAAGGATCCGCCAAAGCCGGAGCCCAAGTCGCCTTCGCCATCACCTCCGACGAAGCCGTCCGCCTCGGCGGCGGCCTGTCGAATCTTCAGACCGCCGACAACCAGGAGATCTCCGCCGAGACCCTCTACAACGGCACCATCATTCCCAAGCTCAAGCCCGGCGAATCCATCCAATCCTTCAAGAACGAACACCCCGGCACCGCCTTCGAGCCATTCATCCGCACCATCATGGGCGAGATCGCCCGAGGCATCGGCCTTCCCCCCGAGGCACTCATGGTCTTCGTCGGCACCGCAGGCACCGAGTTCCGAGGCCTCCTCGAAGTCGCGCAGAACTTCCTCGAGCGTCTCCAGCAAATGCTCGTCGATCAATTTTGCCGCCCCTTCTGGAAATACTGGCTCTGGCATGAGATCCAATCCGGCAACTTGCCCTACCCCGGCGACGACTGGTGGAGGCACGAATGGGTCACCCCAAAGAAAATCACCGTCGACAACGGCCGCGACGGCCGTCTCTACGCCCAGCTCCTCGACTCCGGCTACATGAGCTGGGAGCGCTACTGCAACATCCACGGCCTCGATGCCCAAGCCGAGGAAGACGACATCCTAAATACCTACATCCGCCGCCAGCAAAAATGCGCCGCCCTCGGCCTCAACCCCTCCGACGTCTTCCCAAGCCATGCCTCTTCCATTCAAGACAACCCCATCCCCTGAGCACATCACCTTCATCAACGCGCTGCGGACCAAGTTCCAGCGCCCCTTGATGGCCCCACTCCCACCACAAAAAGAAAATGATAAAGAACCACCAAGAATTTTTCAGCTCAACCTTGCCGACCATCTCCGCAGCCGACGAGAAGCTCGACGCTGAGAGCAAGCCCATCCGCGCCCTCCTCTGTGCGCTCATCGACCGCGCCGTCGAGGATCTCCGCGTCACCGCCACCTACCGCAGCAAGCAAATGAACGATGCCGTCGCATTTGATAAGTCCACCGCCCGCACCTTCCTCGACTCCCGCATCTACCGAGGCATCTGCCGCCGCCTCTATCTCCCCGCCAATAAAATCCGCAACGCCGCCCTTTTTGACAACCCCACCCAATCACATGCGTAACTGGTATGCCCTCACTCCTAAGCCCTCGGTCAGCGAAACCGAAATCTCCATTTTCGACGAGATCGGCATGTATGGCATCAGCGCCAAGCAATTCATCAGCGACCTCAAGGCCATCCCCGCCAACGACAAGATCGTCCTCAAGATCCATTCCCCAGGCGGAGAAGTCTTCGACGGCAACGCCATCTTCAACGCCCTCCAGCGTCGCGGCAACGTAGAGGTCCAGATCGAAGGCCTCGCCGCCAGCATGGCCACCGTCATCTCCCTCGCCGGTATGCCAGTCAAGATGGCAGAGAATGGATTCTACATGATTCACAATCCCTGGGGCGTCGCCATGGGAGACGCCGCCGAGCTGCGCGACCAAGCCGAGTTGCTCGACAAGATCCGGTCCAACATGGTCGGAGCCTATGCCGCCAAGAGCGGACAAGACCCCGAGCAGATTCAAGAGTGGATGGACGCCGAGACATGGTTCACCGCCGCCGAAGCCCACTCCGCCGGATTCATCGACGAGATCACCGACACCCTCTCCCTCGCCGCCTCCTCCAATAAATTCGCCAGAATGGCGAAATTCAAAAACGCCCCCGCCAATTTGACAGCCCAGCCCCATCGTATGGAAATAGAAATCACACCCGAGCCCGAGATCGTCGAAGAAGTCATCGCCGATAGCATCGTCAGCGACTCCGTTCCCGCCGAAGAGATCGAGATCATCGAAGAGATCGCGCCCGCCGACCAAGGCGAAGTCGCAGTAGATGCAACACCCCAGCCCATTGTCAGCCCCGTATCCCTCGCCGCCGCCGATTCGATCTTGGCAAAATACAACGCCATCTTAGCCGAGCGCGACGGCGCCATCCTCGCCCTGCAAGCCTACTCCGCCAAAGTGGAGACCCTCCGCGACGAGCTCAACGAAGAGCGCGAATCCTTCGCCCGCCTCGAGCGCAGCCTCGGCCTCTCCGCCGCCCGCGTCGTTCCCATCATTTCCAATGCAGCACCCGAAGCCCTCGACCCCGTCGCCGAGTATCTCGCCGCCGTAGAGTCCGGCGACCGCAAAGCCGCATCCGCCCTTTTTGAGAAACACAAAGCTCTCATCTGGCAAGCCCGCCAAAAGATTTCCAAGGCCTAAGCGCCGAGGAGAACCCAACCAACAACCCAACACAACCACACCACCTCATTATGGCCAATACATTCGACAGCGCTCTGGTTGCGGACTCCATCGCCGCACAGACAAAGACAATCCTCAGCAAGCGCCTCACGGCTCTTAACCTGTTTGCGTCCGACTTCTCGTCCGACGTGAAGAAACCCAAGGACACCGTCCACGTTCCTATCGCTAGCGCGACAGCGAGCACAGAGGTCAACCCATCTGTTTTCAACAGCATCGGCGGCACGACCGTCGGCAAAGCCTCCGTCGTTCTCGATCACATCTATCAGCCTTTCGGTTTGGCATACAGCGACCTCCAAAGCGCCCACCGCTTGGACCGCCTCATCCAGATCAACTTGGACGCGATGGCAGACAAAATTTGGGCGCTCGTTACCGCTCCGATCACCGTTGCTAACTTCGGCGCAGCGACCGTCACCACAGCCTCCGGCAGCATCAACGCATCGAGCGGCGATCTTCCTGACCTCTGGGCAGCAGTATCGAAAAGCGCACGCAAAGGCCTCGTAGTGAATCCCGTGATCTACTCGAACCTCATCCCAACGAACACAACGAACATCAGCCTCAGCGAAGGCGCTTACGGCTTTGAGAATGGTGTGCATTACGCATCCTCATTCGGCGGCCAAGCCAACCTGGCTGGATTCGCTTGCTCACCTGAAGCGCTCGTCATGGCCTCCGCCGTGCCAGCACTTGCAGACAACGATTACATGGTCTCCGACAGCGTGACCCTCGATCAGATCGGCCTCACCATCGCTTACAACGTGTACAGCGACAAGAGCACCCGCTCGATCATCGCTTCCTTGGAAGTGATGTTCGGTGCTGCCAAAGGCATCACCGGCGGAACGATGGCCCTCATCGTGCCAGCAGCGTAGTCTTCCTCGCGCCTCACAGCGCCCAACCCGCAAAGCCCGGCAGGAGCCTTTCCCTGCCGGGCTTTTCTTTTTGACACCTCGCCACGGGTATGTCGCCCGACGCGATCCGCACCTTCACTCTCACCGCCGCCGCGCTTCGGAACTCCGCCCTTGGCACCACGGCCACCTTCCGCAGCCAGCCCCTCCGCGTCGTGCTCTCGCCCATCGCCATCGGCCTTGATCTCGAGACCGGCGGACTTCGCCAGGGCGGAGAGTTCACTTGCCGATTTTTGGCCACGTCCCTCGCCACCCCGCCACGCCGTGGCGAGCAGATCCTCATCGGCGGCAAGGCCTACACGATCCAGACCCTCAAAGAAGTGGTCACCACCCCAGGCGAATTCGTCGCCATGATCTCCCCGGGCTCGACCTTATGAACGCAGCCCTCGAACTCGCCATCCGCGATTGGCTCCTAGCCGATCCCGACCTCGCCGACATCACGATCTTGACCGGACAAAGTCCCGAGATCATCCCCGGCGACCAGCCCGTGATCTTCGTTTCTTGCGAAAACACCGACACGCTCGCCCTCAAGCACTACAAAGTCCGCGCCCAGCTCATCGTCTCGACCCCCGCCGTCATCGAAGATTCACTTTCCGCGCACCAAGGCATCTCCGGTGCAGTCAAAGCCTCCCTCCTCAGCATCGCTGGCCTCGTCGCCTACCTCCCCTCGGGCCTCATCCTCGCCGGTGCCGACCTCAATTCATTCGGCGATTCCATCGGCAGCGAGCGATTCACCACCACAGCGGATCTGAGCCTCGCCGTCATCGAAATTTGACACGCCGAAATTGGTGAACCTCAACCAACCAATTCAAAAAAATGGCCGCAAATCTTTTTACCACCACCGCCCTCGGATCTGCCACTTACGGCACGCCAACGATCTCAGGCCTCATTGTCACATCTTTCACCGTTAACGAATCCGCCAGCGTCACCGAGGTCAAAGATGACCAAGGATCAGTGGTCGCCATCGCCGTCGCGGAGCCGATCAAAGAAATCTCCATCGAGGGCATGCGCACCGGCACATTCACCGCAACGGTCGGCGCGACCCTCGCCGTGGTCATGCCTGCCTCAGTGACTCTTGGGGCAACGACAATCGTGACCGGATTGGAATCCAAATTCGCCTCCGAGCAATTCGAGACCGTCTCCCTGTCCGCCAAGTCCTACGTGGCAACGATGACTTAATCCCCAGCGGGGTGCGGCGCCTTCATGGCGCTGCGCCCGGTGGCTTACGAAATATATGAAATCTGTATTTTCCACTCGCGACATAAAATTAGCCGCGATTCTTTGCACGCTCGGCTTCGAGTTTGAATCTCCCACTTCCCCCGCCTCCCGCATTCGGCGCGAATCCGGCGAAGAGTCCACCGTCTTCCACTTCATCTCAACCTCCCCGTCAGGTCAGATAGCCGATGAGGTCATGCGCTCCTTCTCGGAAGGCGCCGACTTTGTTGCCGCCGCCCCCGAGTCGCCACTGGCCTACATGCTCGCCGTCCTACGCAACCGCGATTCGCTCGTTGCCGTCATTAAATCCACCCCTCGCCAGATCGTCTTCGAGCGCAACGGCAAAATCATCTCGATCTCCGAAGACGCCACCGAAGCCGACAAAAAGCGCTTTGCAAAATTTATCTAAAACCAAACGAAAACCATGAAAAAAAACACCGATACCATCGACGACCTCGAAACTGACGACGAAGCCCTCCGCGAAGCAGGCATGCGCGAAGGCACCCGCAAAGCAGGGAAATGGAAGATGCGCCCCTGCGTGCCTGGCACGATCTCCATCATCCGCTCGAACATGCTCGAGAAGCGCGACGAGTTCTGGTTCGTAGCTGCCTTCGCCTTCGTTCACATCGCCCCACTCGAGGACGTGCTCGCCGTGGACAACGACGCCATTGCCTTCAACCGCGCCGTCCGGCACTGGCAACTCGACAACCTCGACAGCATCGCCGCACAGGACGAGCTCTCCGCCATTGTCGGAGCCGCATGGAATCGCGTGAACGCTGCCGAGACCAAAGCCCAACACCAATCCCCCGGGAGCACCACCTCGGGAAAGTAGCGAGCCCCAACTGGCTATCCTCCTATGTTTACAGACTCGCCAGTGTCACCGGTTGGGGTTTTCACGAGATCATGTGGAAGATCCCGTATGCTGCCGGGCTGCAAATACTGGACGCCGATTCATTCGCTCGCGGCATTCCTCGCGTTTATCTGCGCGAGAATCCACAGGCGCATTTTGACTCCCTTGCCGAAATAGAAAGCGTCTTCTCGAAACTCTAAAAAAATGGCAAAGGCAGTCCCCAGTTTTAATGTCCTATCCAGCGACTTCACCCGAGCAATGCGGGAGATGTCTAAAATCACAGGCGTTTCATTTAAAGAGATTATTCGAAACGAGACAAAATCAATCCTCGAGGCCGCTGTAAAAAAGACTAAGTCGGCTCAAGTTAAAACCATTACAAAAGGGGTCGAGAGCCGTATTGCTAGAACTATAAATAGCAAAACCTACCTACTGCCAGGCAGCCTATATGCAAAAAAAGGCTGGAAGCTACCAGATAGCATTTGGTTAGCGGTGCAGACTCAAATAAAAAACAGCATTTCACGCCGCAAACAATCACGAGGCATGGCAAAAAAAGGCTGGATGCAAGCAGCTCAATCTCTAGGCATCTCAATCACATCGCCGTCGTATGTCGAAAAATCTAAAACGATTTATGGTGACTTTCCTCAGAACGCAACAGGTGCCGAAAAAATAGACGGGGATGCGTTTTATATAGAAATAACGAACAACCGAACATACTCCCCGAGCGTCATAGATGGGATCCGAGCAGCCATGCGCGGACGCACTAAATTTTTCAAAGAAAACTTGCGCTTCGGAGTCTTTAAAAAAACCTCTGACATTGCTGCAAAATACCCTGGATTGAAAGCCTCATAATTATGGCCGAAGGAAACGCAATCACAGTAAAAATTGGAGCCGAGACAGACGGCATTGAGCAAGGCATTAAAGGCATTCAAAACTCTTTAAAGAATTTAGAATCTACTGCTGGAAACTCGTCTAAGGGCTTCGATATGTCCTTCGGCAAGATCGCCGGTGCCGCCGCCGTCGCCGGTGCCGCAGTCAAGGTCGGCATGCTGGCCATCGAGGCCGCGACCGCAGGCGCTCGCGCCGTGGTAGATGGATTCGGCGACGCCATCGATCTCGGCGGCAAGCTCAACGACCTTTCCTCACGAACCGGCGAAAGCGCAGGGAATCTCCTGGTGCTCCAACGCGCCTTTGAAAACACCGGCGTGGGAGCCGATAAGGTCGGCACCTCCGTCAATAAGCTGCAAAAATTCATGACCGAAGCAGCCGCAGGCGGAGCCGATCAGACCGCCACCCTCAATGCACTTGGCGTATCCATGTCGGACCTCGCAGGCAAGACGCCGACCGAGCAGATGGGCGTCCTCGCTGGCAAGATCGCCAGCATCTCCGACCCCGCCGAGCGCGCTCGGGCCTCGATGGAGGTTTTCGGCAAATCCGGCGGCGAGCTCCTCCCGCTCCTCAATAATTTCGGTGCCGAGATCGAAGGGGCAAAAGGTCAACTCGGCGACCTTCCCAACGTCATGGACCGCAGCGCCGGAGCTCTAGACAGCCTCGGAGACAACCTCTCCGCGATGGGTTCAAAAACGATGGAGTTCGCCGCCGGATTTATCGAAAGCGCCCTCCCTGCCCTCAACTCATTTACCAGCGCCCTGAGTGGCGTCGATGCCGCCGGTTGGGGCGCAGCCCTCATGAAGCAAGTGATGAGCGTGGCTGATTTCCTGATTGGAGCATTCAAGGCCCCCATGCCTGCCATCGAGGCCATCGGCCTTGGCCTTCTTGCTGGTGTGAAAATCGCAGGGAATAACTACCTCAACTCCCTCATCGACGCGGGCAAGTTCGCCTCCGCATTTTTCTCCTCAACCCTCCCCGGCATCATTGCTGGCGTCCTTGGCAATACGGTCATCAAAGTCTTCATCGACGGCTGCAAGGCCTTCATCGACGCCATCCGTGGGGTCATCACCGCCTTCGAGACATGGCTCGGAGCCGCCATCAAAAACGTAGTGGAATTTTTCACAACGAAATTCTCTGCCGTGCTCAATGCCGTCGCGCAGGATTTCAAAGCCGCGATGACCGACCCCATCGGGTTTGTCTCCGGCAAGCTCGACAGCGCCCTCAAAGGAGTCATGGAAAATGGAGGCAGCACATTCCAGACATCCTTCGACAAAGCCGGTGGCAGTTCCCTCGACAAGATTTCCGCAGGGCTCGGTGCCGTTTCGGCAGAATACGGCGACAAGATCGTCGGCGGTGCGACCGCAGCCAAAGATGAGTTCGGAAAATTAGTCACCTCCCTCGAGGCCTCGGATAAAGATTTCTTCGGCGCAAAGGAAACCGCCACCGCCGCCGCCGACAAATTCGGCGAAGTCAAAGACGCTGGCACCAAGCTACGCGAGGATTTCGAGGCATCCGCCAAATCCGCCGAAGACGCCAAGGGCAATACCAAAGGCGCAGCCGGGGATGCCGAATCCGTCGCAACCTCATTTTCTAAAGCCGAAGGCAGCGCCAAAAAAATGAAAGAGGAACTCTCCGCCTCCGCGAAGCTCCTTGAGGACGTCACCAAGGCCGAGGCGAAAGACGCCGTGGACAAAGGCGGCAAGCTCGCCAAGCAAGCCTCCGACCAGATGGCCTCCGGCGACTTCTCCGGAGCCCGCCGCACCGCCGCCAAGATCGCCAACAATGAAGCCGAGACCAACCTCCGAGGCTTCGGCGCAAACAAGGACCGCCGCGCCCTCGCCGACATCGGCGCGGACTACGGCCTCAGCGCCAAGCTCGGAGAAAGCTCGCAGGATTTCCGCGAGAGAGTCCGAGCCGCCCGCGAAGACGGCGACTATGGACAAGCTAAACCTAGGCGAATGGGCGAGGGGAAACCCAGCATAGACAAGCCCGGCCAAGACGGCACCGCCAGCGGAAAATCCGCCTCCGACAGCAAGCCCAAATCCCTCGATGCCATCGTGCAAAAAATCCTCGAGCTCGTTACAAAAATAGAACCCAAGCTCCCAACCGCCGCCCTCGCCGCATGAACATTCTAACGAAATCGACATCCCTCATTCCGCAGCCGCGCACCGTGGATACATTCCCAAGCGGGCTCGTACGCGTCACGCAGACCTACATCGGGCGCACAGCTCTCAAGGCCAGCCACCGAGCCCTCCTTGCCGTAGGGTCCGACATGCCTGACGGCAATTCCTCCCCGTGCATCGACGGCCTTAAAATCTTCCCCGAAGTCCAGGAACGCGCCCGCGAAGATGGCATGACGGAGTACCTCGTCACTGCCTATGGGCGCGTCAACACAACCGGAAAAAAAACATTCGAGCAGGATCTGAGTAGTTGCATTTCAACTTTTTCTGTAAAAGAATTCATTTGGCATATTGATAGCCAAAGTGAGTCGACCGCTATTAATGACGTGCCTTCTTTTCAACAAGTTACCGTAGACCGTTTGATCTGGGTTTTTTGCGCTAAAAAAAACGTGCAGACTTCGATTTTGCCGACAGACACCCCTCGAGTTTACAACTACGACGGCAGCGAGCTTCTCTCGCGAAATTTCCTCCAGGCACTTCAGGCCTCCCCGCTTTCTGGTAATCAGGTGGGTTATTTCAACGAGGGGGGGTTAAAAGCGCCCTCAACTGTAGTGCGCCAGATCATTAAATCTTTCGAGGTCAAATCCATCGAAAAATCAAATTTCGGATCTTTTGATGAATGGACTGTCACTTATACGCAACCCACCCCAACTTTTAATTTCCAAGACCTATCCGGGTTCTGGACACCCGCTCGCATTTCCCCTTTTTCCGCTATAGACAACTTGTTGCCCTACAACGATACTGTTCAAACCGAGACTCTGGGCGATGTCTTCCATGAAAATGTCCAGCTTACCGAAGAATTCCAACCGATAGCGACGGGGCGCGCAAAGCTCCAACTCAGTGGAGTTACCTGCTCAATTAACAACCAGTTTGGGTATTTCGTTTCATCGGGCGGCGGCACCACCCAAAATTTCTTGCCTTTTACCCGGCCACCGGGCGGCACATACGGAGAAGCCGAAACACCACCACCGGCAGTGACTCAAGGGGCCGCTGTGTGGCGGCCCCGCATTACGAGCAGCGGCTCGGACTCAGGGGGGGGCTACAACACTTATGGTTACAACCTCGAAGGGTCAGTACTCGGTGCCTCTTTTAGGTGGACATTGATCAATGAGTTCGGCCAAACTCGATCAGTTACTGGAGGCGCAGAGTTCCGACCGGAGGTTTTATAGCTATGAAATTTCCGGTCGATTTTGAAGGTTTAGCAAAAGGCGCGAAAAGCGCTTCCGGCGGCGGATACCCAATACAAATTTCCGCCGCCGACCTCATGAAAGATTTCAAATATGCCGCCCTCGACGCCGAGGCAGGTCTTATCACCGAGTCAGGCGGCACGCGCAAGCTCACGATCCCAGCCCCTAGCGGGTCAAATAAAGTGCTCGGCTGCGAAGGCTCCGCCATGACATGGAAAGACGATATTCCTATTCCGCCCACCACCGGCACCCACGTCCTCGGCTCCGTGGACGGAGTGCTGCAATGGATCGCAACCGAGGAATGCTAGAACAAGTCTTAAGTCTTAAGTTTGTAAGTTTTAAGACTGACCACCGAGGCAAGCCCGCAAACCGCCACTTAAAACTTAATTCTTAAAACTTAAAACTCTCTGCCATGACCCTCGGCCTCACATCCACCGGCGCAGTAAAAATCAAAACCGACGAAGAAGGCGGCGGCCTTCGCGCTGTTGAGTGTGGGTGTTGTGGGCCTTGCACTTGCGTTTTTTCTGACGGGGATGTTGTTACAATCTCCGCTTTTGGCAAATCCAGCACCGTTACCATAGGTCAAACTTCTCACGGGCCTGTTCCGTGTTGGGGGGATATTTCAGAGCAGAGGGAAAATCAGGTTTTTATCCGATACAAAACTAGATGGACATTCAGCGATGGAAACACCGGATCGGAATGTGTGCCTCAGGATATTAGAGAAGATTACGAAGATTGGTTTTACCGTTACACGTGGAGATATTCAATCCAAGGGTGCATCTGTCGTATTGACTTTGAGGAAAACACAAATATTTCAGACGTTATTATAAATCAAAATTTTGATGCTTGTGATTCATCCGGGAATTTCCCGCCAGGTTGTTGTATTTGTGGAGGTGGATTCACCAATTACCAAACAGCAACCATAACAAAACGCGGGTCTGTATCTTTTCCTATCACAGGATACGGAACGTATAATGCAACCATGCCATTTACTGAATTTCATTTCCCTTTTTGTAATCCTTATTCTGTGCAATTAAATCCAGCCTTCACCGTTGTCTTATCTTAATATGAGAAATCTAGAGGCGCACCGGATGGCGATTGAAAGCGTTCTTTCCGCTGGAGCAAAGTGGACGGCCTCCGGCTTCGCCACCACGCCACCCGAAGCACTCGCCAGCCGAGAAGCAACGTGCCGCGCCTGCCCCGAATGGGACGCCACCGCCTTGAACGCCACAGGCCGTTGCCGCAAGTGTGGCTGTAGCACTTGGGCAAAACTCCGCATGGCAACCGAGCGTTGCCCAATAGGTAAGTGGGATGCAGTGGCTCCCGACTTAAAACTTAATTCTTAATTCTTAAAACTTATCCCCCCTCCGCGACCCCCGCGCCTCCGCGTGAGTCCTCCGCTCCGCTCCTGACCTAGTTCCGCGCCCCCCGCGCATTTGACATCTCGCCCCTCGTAGCGGCATGAAGTTATTCATCGACATCACATCTCGGCGGTTCGTTAAGTCGGCGGCATCCTCCGCCGCCCTCGCCTCGCTCACGCTCAAGCGCCGCGACCTCCTCCCCATCGAGATCCAGTTTGTGCAACGCGGGGCTGCCGTCGCCACGCCTGTCGGCACGACCTTCACCACCGCGCTCAAAGCCACATACGCCGACGCCAATTTCCTCGCCCTCGCCGCCGCCGGAGTGCTCGATCTCAACACCATCCCCCTCGAGGCCGCCTTCGCCACCGCGCCCGCCGTAGTCCTCGCCCTTCTCGCGGTCCGCTGGACCGCCACCGGCGAAGCCACGCGCACCGCCACTCTCCCCGTCGAGGTTCAGAACTCCGTCATCATCGGCACCGAAGCCACGCCCGCCGCCATGCCCGACGGCAAGGCCACCCAAGCGCAAGCCGAGGCAGGAACGGACAATGACAAGTGGATGACCCCGCTCCGCACCGCGCAGGCCATCGCGCTTCTCGCCCCTCCTCCCACATGGGCCAGCGTAACCGGCAAGCCCGCCACATTCGCCCCATCCGCCCACACGCACACCGCCAGCCAGATCACCGACTTCGCTAGCGCCGTCGTTGCCGTCTCCCCGCCCGTCGATTGGTCAAGCCTTACCGGCAAGCCAGCCACATTTGCGCCGTCCGCGCACACGCACCTCAAAGGCGAGATCACCGGCCTTAATGCCGACCTCGCCGCCCTTGCCTCAGCAGATACTAGCCTCGGCCAGAGGATCGACTACCTCGCCGCGAATCTCGATCCCGCCGCGCTCGACTCCATCGCCGAAGCCGCCGCCAGCATCGGCACCATCCAGACCGCCCTCAACGGCAAAGCCACCGCCGCGCAAGGCGCGCTCGCCGACACCGCCCTCCAGCCCGAGCCCGCAGACTATCGGGGAGCCTACGACAACGGGGCCGACTACTGGCCCGGACAAGTCGTCAGCTACGGCGGCGCTCTATACATCCGCATTGGCGAACCAAACCCCGGCTATCCACCCGGCACCAGCTATTGGGGACCATTCAACCCCTCCGCCTCGCCCGCATTTAAACTCTGGGTGGATCTCTCCAAAGCCGACGCCGTCCACACCCACCCCGCCGCCGACATCACCGGCCTTTCGTCCTTCATCGTCGCCAGCGCCCCCGGCCTCAGCATCAACACCACCGTCCGCACTGGCAATGGCACCTCCCTTACATTCCCGATTGACGGCCTCGCAGGCAACGACCCCGAGCATGTCCTTGTCGCGTTGAACGGCGTCACACAGACACCTGGCAGCGACTACACGGTCAGCGAAGCCAGCGGCACCATCACCTTCGACGCCGCGCCCTCCATCGGCACCCAGATCGCCGCCACCGCACTCGGCCTCCGCAGCGTGCAGCCGCCCATCGATCCCACCCTCTATCTCTTCGCCTTTGCCACTAGCACGGACGGACTCACGACCTACAGCGGGCGCTTGCTCAACGCCAACCGCCCCGCTTTACCAGCCCTGCCAGACACCGCCACATCGTGGACCGTCCGCCGCTCCACGACCGACGCCGCCGGGCGCGTCCTCGCCACCTCATCCGCCACCGGATCGTGGCTCAACCGGGAGACTCTCGTTTACGCATGACAACAATCACCGAGAGCAACCTCAGCCAACAGCTCGATCTCTCTCAGCTCGACCTCACCCTGCCAGGCATCGTCGTCGAGTATCCCACGCGCTCCAATTTCCCCAGCACTGGCAAAGCCGACCGCCTCTACATGGCCCTCGACGAAGGCATGCCCTACCGGTGGTCGCCCACCGCAACCGCCTACGCCCTCATGATCCCGATCATCGATTGCGGCAATTTTTGACAATCTCCCTACCACGAACACCCAACCAACCACAAACACCACCTAATTAGCCATGCCTAATCCCATCATCAAAATCAAACGCGGCTCCGGCAGTCCGGTCTCGCTTCAAGTCGGGGAAGTAGCCTTCGACTCCACAAACAAGTCACTTTTCATCGGAACAGCCGAAGGCGTCTTGCCAATCGGTGGCGAGCACATCTTTTCAAAAAAGACCTTCGTCAGTGACGCCGTAGCCGCTGAAGGAGCGCTTCGCAGCTCAGGCGACTCGACACTCACCTCCTCGCTGAATTCGGAAATTTCACGGGCACAAAGTGCTGAAAGTGGCATCGCCGCAGGACTCGCACAAGAGCTCACAGACCGCGCCGCCGCGATCAGCTCAGAAGCCTCCGCTCGTAGCTCGGCAGACACGACCCTCGACGGCAAGATCAGCACGGAAAAAGGCCGTATCGACGCGATCCTCTCCGCAGCAGGCGCAAACAGCGACACTTTCGCCGAGATCGTCACCCTCATCAACTCGGTTGATGCGACCAACGACACCGCCTTCGCTGGTTACGTTTCCAGCAACAACGCCGCGCTCGCTTCGGAAGTCACGAACCGCACCAGTGCCGACACAGCCCTCGGTGGCCGCATCGACACCGTGGAGTCCGCCGCGACAGCACTCGCTACCCGCGTCACCGCAGCCGAAGCAGACATCAACACCGAAGAGTCCGCACGCGCAGCCGCCGACACGACTCTTCAGTCGAACATCACCGCCGAAGCAAGCACACGCTCCAGCGCCGACACAACGCTGCAAAGCAACATCACCGCTGAAGCGACAACCCGCGCCAGTGCTGACACCAGCCTACAGACCAACATCACAAGTGAGGCAACAGCCCGCGCAAGTGCAGACGACGCACTCGACGCACGCCTGGACAGCCTCGAGGCCAGCATCGACGGCGGCACCTACTAACCCAGCCAACCAACCCCGGCGGGGCGCTCCATAGCGCCTCGCCACGCGGGGGTCTCCACCGCGAAATAAACAAGCCACATGGCCACACAAATCATACCCAAAAAATCCTCCGTCCTTGGCAAGATCCCACTCGCTGGCGATCTCGCAGTCGGAGAGCTAGTCCAAAACCTCGCCGACCATTGCCTATACTCGAAAGACGCAAGCGGCACCGTCTTCCGCATCGGCACTCGTCCCGTGCCCGACAAAGTCGAAGTCTTCGACATCATCGGATCAAATCTCTTCTACGGCAAACTCGCCTACGCCGACTTCCCAAACAGCGGCAGCATCTACGACTCGGCCCTCTGGGACATCTCCCGCACCACCACCGACGCCGCTGGCGAAGTCACCGCCGAAGCCAGCGCCACCGGCGCGTGGAGCAACCGCACATCCCTTTCTTACTCCTAACCCAAAAATCCAAACACCATGAACGCTACCAACCCACTCCAAATCGACGGCAAACCCTACGCGAAATTTTCTCTCAACTTGGCCATCACCGGCAAGTATAACGGCGATGGTACTTCGGACGCCAATGTCGCCATGCGGCTTGTCCCGACCCGCATCGAAAACGGCGAGGTCATCACCGCCGACTCTGCCGCCATCGGCATCGCTCTCGGATCACTGGCAGGAAGCGACGAAGCCACCCAGCAAGCCGTGGGCGCGATCCAAGCCGCCCTCCAAACCTACATCACCGCGAAAGGACTTTAAGTTATGGCAAACTATCGCGCAATCGCAACTGGACTCTGGAGTGCAGGAGCAACATGGGCTGGCGGTGCAGTCCCTCCGAATGGTGCTGGACATTCCATATATTCAAATACATTTACGGTCACGGTGGATATAGATGCGGATGTCGCATTGGTCACAAATGCCGCAAATGCTGGGACGTTTGTCGGGGGCGGAACAGCGGCAGCAAACGGATCGTTTACGATGAGCAATGGAGTCACATTAACTTCCGCAGTTAGTGCCAGCTCGGCAAATTGCGTAAATTATGCAGGAGCTTCGCCAAACTCAGCGACAATAGTTGGGACGGTGACAGGTTCGGCTATTGGGGTATCAAATAATAGCACAGGCACGTTAATCGTTACTTCGGCTGGAACGCATACTGGTCGCGCTTTTGCAAATAATAGCACAGGCACATTGACTATAACTGGCAACTGCACCGCATCTGGGGCAGGAGGATCAACGCCGTTGCTTACCAACAGCGCGGGTGGAGTCGTTAATCTTACGGGGAACTTGGTAGGTGGAACTGGAGGGGGAAGCTACGGAATAAATAATAGTTCTGTCGGCGCAATAAACATCATCGGCAATGTTACAGGGGGAACGGCTGCTCAAGGGGTGTGGAACACTAGCACGGGACTTGTCACGATAATTGGAAATGTAACGGCAACAAACATAAATGCAGTATCTTCTACGAGTGCTACCGTTCGCGTAAGTGGATCATTTATTCATGCGATTGATGGCTTAATACCCGTGTCTGCTCCTAGAATTATTTTAAACACGACTCCAACATTAGCAAAAGTCAGATTCGCACTAAACGGCAGCGGGGGCTATGTCGATATGTTCACCGCCGACAACACGCTCGGACAAGCCGTCCCAAGCGATGTCCGCAGCGGCACGGTCTACGCGAGCGGAAATCTGACAGGCACATGCGCCGTCCCAGCCGCAGGGTCAGTTAGTCTGGGAGTCCCTGTAGGGTCCGGCACTGGCACGGCAGTCCTTGATCCCGCCGCCGTGGCCTCGGCAGTCTGGGGCGCGGCAACGCGCACCATCACCGGCGGACTCGTCGATACCGCGACCACATTGACCAACGCGCCAACGGTCCCCACCGCCATCGCCATCGCCAGCCAGGTCCGCACCGAGCTTTCGGCTGAGCTTGGTCGAGTGGATCAAAACATCTCATCCAGACTCGCTGCCGCTGATTACACAGCCCCAAGTGCCGCGCCAACGGTCACAGCCATCCGGCAGGAAATGGACAGCAACTCAACAAAGCTCGTCAATCTCGACGCCAGCGTATCAAGCAGACTCGCAAGCTCGGCATACAGCGCCGCCCCGACCACCGCACAGATCGCCACCGCAGTCGAGGGCAGCCTCCTCAACGAAGCAGACGGGCAAGCGGTCCTTAACGCCATCGTCGGCGCCATCGGAAACCAGAACCTCTCCGAAGTCTCGCTCGTCGCGGCAGTCCGCGCCGATCTCGAGCGCGTCGGCGGAAAGATCGACAGCATCCCAACAGCACCGACCGCAGCCGCAAATGCCAGCGCCGTCCGATCAGAGTTGGCTGTGGAGCTTGCAAAAGTCTCGGCACTCAACACGGACCGCCTCGCCAATGTGGCCACAACGGCCATCGTCGGAAATCTCATCGCCCAGGCTAACAGCTAATGCAAAAGGAAATCCTCGATCTGACGAACTACGCCAGCGGTCAAAGCGACCGCTGGCTCTTCGTCTGCCTGCTCGTCATCGGCCTCGCCGCCGTATTCACCCTTTTTCGTTACTTCACCGGACGCCTCGACGTGCTGCAAACCCGCATGGACAAACAGACAGAGGAGTTTGTGGAGCACCTCAAAACAGCCAACTCCGAAATGCTCTCAGTCATTGCCAGCGCCAGATCCGTCATCGAGCGAGTCGAGCGCAAACTTGACACCCGCCCCCAATAGTATGGTCATCCTACTTAAAATCATAGATTCGCTGTCACAGAACTCAACGTGGCGTGGGCTCATCCTGCTAGCCACAGCGGCAGGCGTGCACCTCGAGCCAGAGATCCAGAACCAAATCGTGGCGACCGGGCTCGGTTTAGTCGGCATCATCAACGTCCTCCGCAAAGGCAAATGAACGCCCGCCGGATCGCGCTGTTGATGGTCCTCTTGTCCTTCGTCTTTCTGGGCATGGCATTCCTGACCTCCTGCGTCAACGTGCCCATCCCTCCATTCGGCGACCGCATCGGCGAGCTCGGCAACCTCCAGCTCGCTCTCTCCGCAAAATACATTCCCCACACGCCACCAGAATCGCCCGGCGACAACGGCATGGCCTTTGCATGGCAGAAATACGGCGAAGCCAAACTCCTCCGCGACAAATGATCAAATGAACCTAGACGAAAGATCCGAGCGCAACCTCTCCACTCTGCATCCGGATGTGTACGCCCGCGCCGCCTCATTTATCCTCGCAGCCAAAAAGCTTGCCGCGCCGCTCAACCTAGACGTCAAGTGCATCTGTGGCCTCCGCACATGGGCCGAGCAAGACGCCCTCTACGCTAAAGGCCGCACCGCGCCCGGCCCTAGGGTAACAAATTCCAGCGGTGGGGCCTCCATGCACAACTACTCACTGGCTCTCGATGTCGCCGTATTTTCCAAAGACGGCAAGACCTACCACGGCGACCACCCATTCTATCGCGAGATCGGACCCCTAGGCGAATCCCTCGGATTCGAGTGGGGAGGCCGCTGGAAATTTAACGACGAGCCCCACTACCAACTCCGGCCGAAGTGGGCGCTTGGCATGACCGAGCGCGACATGCTCGCCACCCTCCGCAACCGAGTGTCCAAAAAAATCGACGTTCTGGCGTAGAAAAAACAACTAGCGTAAAGCGATAGGAAACAACACATTACCACCCCCCCCCCCCCACC